CTACTACCCGGGTGAAAACACGGCGATCACCGCGTCCGACTTGACCTTCAGCCAGGTCAACTTGACCGCCAAAAAGATGGCCGTTCTTACGCAGGTCTCGAAGGAACTTGCGGAAGACTCTGTCATCGACTTCGGTGCCACGTTGGCGCGTGACATGGCGTTCGTAATGGCGAAGGAAGAAGACCGCGTCTGCTTCAACAACGCCAATGATGCGACGTCCGGCATCACTGGTGCGCTCTGGGGCGTGTACAACTTGGACGCCACCAAGGCCAACATCGCGTCGCTGGTGCTGTTCACCACGGCGCAGACGGTTGCCTTCTCGCCCACGCTTGCGAACATTCGCAGCATGGTCCAGAAGCTCCCGACGTACGCCATGAACGCCAAGTGGTATATGCACAAGGAAATCTGGTACACGGCGATCTCGCCCTTGCTCGATTCCCTCTCCGGCAACGCCATCGGCGACATCATGAATGCCTACGGCCCCAACCCGACCCTCTACGGCTATCCCGTGGTGTTCGTGCAGAATATGCCCAAGACCCTCACGGCCTCCACGCCGTACATCCTGCTCGGCGACCTCTCGGTCGGTACGGCCTTCGGCGATCGCCGCGGCGTCACGATCGAGGTCTCCGATCAGCGGTACTTCGTTGAGGATGCTTTGGCGTTCAAGGGCACGGAGCGCTTCGCCTTCGTGCCGTTCGACCTCGGCAACGTGTCCGCGACCGCGTCCCTCCGCGTTCCCGGTTCGCTCATCGTCGGCGCTTCCCAGGCTACCTGATACGGGCTCTGGGTTTCGATCGCAGGCCTCGGCGCAAGCCGGGGCCTGTTCCATGTGGGATACTTGAGGTATGAGCCTGACGAGAGCCTCCGCGATCGCACGTGTCTCGATGTATTGCGACGCCCAGTCGTATCCCCAATTGTCCACGACGGACATTGGGCAGGTGCTCGACGATACCGTCCGATTCGGCGGCGTCTGGACCGCCAGCACCACCTATGCCGTTGGTGATCGGATCGTCCCTGCAACGCCCAATGGCCGCATCTACGAGTGCCAGACCGCTGGCACAAGCGGCACCACGGAGCCAGGCTGGCCGCGCTACGGGTCGTATATCTACTGGTGGACCGAGGATGGCACAAGCAACCCAAGGCTCCGCTGGATCGATATGGGCCCAGCCAACGTCGAGCAGTACGACGTCCGCACGGCGACCCAGCGATGCTGGTTGATCAAGGCATCCCGCGTGGCGGGCGAGATCGATGCCAAGGATGGCACCAGCGATGTCAAGCTGTCCCAGCTCCGTGAGCACTGCGTCAAGATGGCCGAGCGATACCGGCCAATGGTCATCGCCTGATGGACGCACTCCTCCGTGATCGCCTCTCCGCGCGGTTCGTCTCGCGCCTCTGCCCTGACACGGTCGAGGTGCGACGGCTTACCATGACGGACGATGGGCGCGGAGGAAACACGTTGTCCTGGCGGACAATATGCACGCAAAAAGGCCGTATGAGTGCAGGTGCCGGTGACGAGGGTCAGCCCGGAGGTGGCATCGAGACCGTCGCGCGTTGGCGTCTACTGATCCATCGATCGGTCGATGTCCGAGCTCAAGACCGCATCTACGTCCCTGGCAACACGACGCAGTACTGGGAGGTTGTCGGGTCGGATATCGGTACGACCGACCTGCTCATACAACACATCGACTTGGAGGAGCGGGCGCAATGACGGCGAAAGCGAATACGGTGACACAAGGACCTGATGCTCCCGGCCCATGGGCGATGGCTTTGGTGCAGATTATAGGTACCGTCGTTGCCGTGATCATTGGCGGCTGGACGATCGCAACGCAAAACCAACTGCGGGCCGAAGAAACAGCCAAATCCCTCGCCCGCATCGAGGAAGGCGTCCGCGCTCAATCGACCAGGCTGGACGGCATCGAGGAGCGGTTATTTCGCTTGGAAAGCACGAAGGTCAAATGAAGCGGGATGAGATGGTCGATATGATCCTGAAGCTCTTGGCATTCGGATCGATCATCTATATCGCGTACCTTGTGATTATCGTCCTTGGAGCGGTTATACATGAAGGCTGATATGCGGAACGTATCAATAAAGCGACTCGCGGCCGTGCTCCTGGCAACAAGCATTGCGGTGGTTTCTCCTGCCATGCAACAGGCGTTTGCAACTCCTTTGCCGCAGGAGGCAGGGCTGGAGGAGATCGCGGCGCGGATCAAGTTCGCCGGGTTGATGAGCGTCAATGCGTTGATCCCCGCGATGGTCGGTGCGCTGATGGGCTTTTTCACGCGCGCGGACAAGACCGAGCCGGTCTTTGCCTTGTCGAAAAAGGGTGGTGAGTGATGGCGTTGTCGCAGACGCTTATAGCCAAGACCGTAGGGCCGAACGGCGACATCACTTTTGAATTCGCGGATGGAAATGCCTTGACATTCATGTCGCAGGCTGATGTTGACGTGTATGTAAATGACACGGCCTTGAATAATATGATGCCGAATATACTACGTCTATTCTTGGTTGCATACAATGGCGAGAACGGAAACGTTGTCAATAAAACGGCCACGTATGACTTGACTGTAAACTCCGGAAACGTGGTGCGTATCCAATGAGTAGCTTTTTTGAATTTCCATCGCATGGATTCAGATTTATACAGAGTGCTGGTCCATCAATCACATCTACTCAATTGCAGACGACTGCCACGGAATTCAATACCTATTTTATAATCCCGGAAGCCGCGACAATTACAACTGTTGGATGGCGTCAAAATGGTTTGACTGGTGCGCCTGGAACACTCCGCGTAGGTCTACAGGGTGTTTCCGCAACAACCGGCCTGAATGATGGAACGTGGCTCGGTGGAGCAACAAACTTTGTGGACTACACGGGCTGGTCTACTGGCAACAACGGAGCATTCGTAACGCATACGCTTCCTACGAGTGTCACGACGACACGGGGTCAATTTATTGCTCTTGTGCTTCGATCTCAAGCCGGTACTTGGGATGCGTCGAATCGTGTTCAAATATCTCGCTTTGTAAGTATGGGAGGCACTAGTGGAACTGGGCGTTATTTCAGCCCTCCATATTCCAGTGCTGCTGGAACTATCGATGCGACTGCGAACAATGATGAAATTTTCCTTCTAAGGTCATCGACAAAAACGTATGGCAATCCGTTTGTATCATCTAACGCCGTGGCTGCGACAAATACTAGCAACCCTGATGAAATGGGTTTGGCATTTACGATGCCATCAAGTGGTTTCTCTACCTACGAAATAATCGGTTGCAGATTCAATCTTGGTGTAACTACAGCAGGCGGCACATTCGATGTAACGCTATATAACAACACGACGGTGCTTCAGCAAATAACAATTGATACTGATCAATTAGCAAGATCTGCCACAGGGCCATCGGAATATTATTTCGACGAAGCCACTCTATCTACTCTCAATAGTGGCACGGAATATATTCTTGGTTTGAAAGCAACAAGTACAGTCAATGGCAATATGTACTACCTCACATTTCCGACCGCGAACGACATCACGGCGTACAGCAACCAATCAATCAGATACTGCGAACGGCAAACAACTGGGGCATGGTCATTTACCAATGATACAAGGTTGCCGATCATCACCGTATTGGTACGGACGACGGCATTCACCGGCGGGTCTGGCGGTCTGTTGGTGCATCCCGGCATGGTCGGAGGCATGAGAGGTTAGGCTATGAGCAAAGAGATCATCAAACGTGGTGCCACATCCAACCTCCTCCGCGTTTTCCTCCAGGACTCGACGGTCACGACTGGCGCGGGCAAGACGGGCCTTGGCATCGCGTCCGCTGGCCTGATCATATCGACCATCGCGGACGTCGAGGCCACGGCGACGACCTACACGGCTGCAGGCTCCACCATCGAGACCGTGACCACGCTCGGTACATTCGCGGCTCCGACGGCCACCAAATGCCGGTTTCGCGAGGTGGACGCGACCAACCTGCCAGGGCTGTATGAGATACAGATCGCGGATGCCCGGTTCGCCGTTGCCAACTCCACGCAGATGATTGTGGCGATACAGGCGACCGGTATTGCACCGGTGTACGTCGAGTATCAGCTGATCGCGGTGGACTTGATGGACACGGTACGATTCGGCCTCACCGCTCTCCCCAACGTGGCCTCCGGCTCCGCGGGCGCGATCATCACCAGCGGCACCGGCACGGCCCAGCTCTCGACCACGAGCGGCAACGTCACGGTCGGAACCAACAACGACAAGACTGGCTACTCGCTCACGCAGGCGTTCCCGACCAACTTCTCTTCGCTGGCTATCACGGCCGGCGGCGCGGTCACCGCTGGGACGGTTTCGGACAAGACGGGATACTCGCTCACCCAAGCCTTCCCGGCGAACTTCTCCTCCCTCGCGATCACGGCTGGCGGCGTCACGACGGCCAACACGACGCAATGGGCGGGCGTGGCGGTCACCGGGATGCCAATGCCGACCTACACTCAACCGAGCGGATTCCTTGCCGCCACGTTCCCGGCAACGGTTTCCAGCCTCACCGCGGCCAACGTGTGGGATTACAACGTGAGCGGTTATACGACTGCTGGTTTCGCCGGAACGTACCTCAAGGGTGCAGGCTCCGCTGGCGACCCGTGGTCCACCGCTTTGCCAGGAACCTACGGCGCGGGCACAGCGGGCAACATCATCGGCAATCGCCTGGACGCCGCGATATCGAGCCGCATGGCGACATATACCCAGCCGACAGGCTTCCTCGCCGCGACGTTCCCCACCACGGTTGCATCGACCACCAACATCACCTCCGCGACCGGCATCACGCTGGCGGCGGTGACCCATACCGGCGCGACGATCCCGACGGTGACGACGGTCACCAACGCGGTGACGGCTGGCACTGTATCGGACAAGACGGGCTACAGCCTGGCGACCAGCCAGACCTTCAACACCACCGGCTCGGTCGGCTCGGTAACCGGCGCAGTGGGATCGGTGACTGGTGCTGTTGGATCGGTAACCGGCAATGTCGGAGGCGATGTCTCCGGCAAGGTGCTGGGTGGCGGCGTCTCGACCATTACGGGCGACGGCGTCCGCGCATCGAGCGTGACTGGAGCGGTCGGGTCCGTAACCGGCTCGGTCGGTAGTGTTACTGGTAATGTAGGAGGCTCCGTTGCCTCCGTCACGGGCAATGTTGGCGGGTCCGTTGCCAGCGTTACTGGGGCCGTTGGATCTGTCACCAGCGCGGTCACCGTTGGCACGGTCAACGCCAACGCGATCAACGCCGCGGCGATCGCCAGCTCGGCGATCACCGCCGCCAAGTTTGCGCCGGATGCGATCGATGCCAACGCGGTAGCCGCGAGTGCGGTGACGGAGATCCAGTCCGGCCTGTCCACGCTTACGGCGGCACAGGCCGAAAACGCGGTCTGGAATGCCACCACGGCGTCCCATACGACCGCTGGCACCTACGGTCAATTGATCGTCCGTACCGACGGCACCAACGGCAACGAGGTCAAGGTGACGGCCGCCAAGCATATGGCGGCTGACGTTCACGAAATACAGCCTGGAACCATCGTTGATGCCGATTACGCGGCTGGCTCGACTTACGCCAAGCTCGCGACGCTGATCGAGCCCGATACGCCAACCGGATACCGGTACACGGCGCAAGCACTCGAAACCGCACCAACTGGCGGTGGTGGCGGTGGCGGGTCCACGACGGTCCGCATGGGGCCGTTTACGATCAAGGCCGACGGTGGCGGTTCCGATCAGCCTCTCGACCTGCAAAAGGGTGCGACGCATGGCATCGACTGCACGTTGATCGATGGCACCGGGACGGGCGTGGACCTTACCGGAGCGACGCTCTCGGCCAAGATTTATAACTCGGCCGGGACGCTGGTGGAGACGTTGACCGGTACGGCCACCTACGCTGCCGGAGGGTCTCTCACCTGGACGATCACTACGACGACGACCAACACGGCCGGGACGTATACCGCGACGATCATTAGGACGACCGGAGCCTCGAACACGCAGGTATTCGGCCCGCTCCGCATCTACGTGAGGGACATCTAATATGGCCGCGATCATCAATCTCTACGAAGACCCGCAACAGGTCCAGTATCAGAGCGCATGGGTCGGCGATTGGCACGTCTACGTGGTGCGTCTGGTCGATGAGCTCGGGTCTTCTATCGACATCACGACCGGTACGCTCGGCGCGACGTTCACGGACATCGCGACGGGATCGGCCTACTCGTTTGGTGGTGGCACGATCACGTTGACCAAGCAGTACTCATCCCAGGGAATAGTGTCAATCCTCAATCCCGCGGCGTATCCCTCGGCAACCACGGTGCGCCTTACGATCTCGTTTACGGTCGGGACCGTCGTGCGTCGCTTTGGGCCAGTCCAGATACAGGTGCTTGCGCCGTGAAGCAGATCGAGGTCAAGGTCGATACGACCAATCTGGACAAGTACATCGCTCGTTTCGATCAAGTCAATAAGGCCGTATCCGACGCCGCTGGCAATGTCGAAGCGATTGCCAAACAATCGATCCTCACGCGGAGCACACAGTACCGCAAGTACAAGCGAGGCAAGAGCCGGTACCATTGGTCCTCGGAGCCTGGTCATCCACCAAACTCGGACCGCGGACGTCTCGCCAACAGCATCACGCATCAGCGCACGGGCGACTCCGAGTACGAGGTCAGCGCTGGTGCCAGGTACGCGATCGGACTGGAGATCGGAACCAGGCGGGCCGCGGCGCGACCGTTTATGGGCCCAGCGCTCGATGCGGTCAAGCCGACGCTGGTGGCCGCGCTCAAGGTGATCCTGGGGGACTAATATGGCGATCGAGCTTGCAACCATCGACACGTGGATATACTCCACGCTCAAGGCCGACACCACATTGTCCGACCTGCTTGCGCCGGACAACCTGCCCGCCGGATACCAGCGTGGCATCTACTCGCTCCTTGCGCCAGAGGTCGACCAGATATCCGGCAAACAACCCATGACCCCGTTCGTGGTGTTTGCGCCAACGGGCCAGGAATCCGAGCACGTGCTCTGCGGCGCCCGTGACATGGTGCGCTCAACCTATAGGGTCACCGTGTGGGATACTCAAAGTGGGAGTCTCTCGCTTGCGAGGGCGCAAACGATCATGGCGCGCATCGACACGTTGCTGGACCGAGTCAAGGTCACGACGACGACGCCTCCGATCTGGTGCCAGCGCGAAACGCTCGAGCAATCGGTGGACCTCAACAATGGCGGTCGGACGGACGTAGCCGTCACCGCGACGTATACGATCACGACCACGGAGTAACATCATGCCAACGCCTCTCATCGCCTCCGACGCCACGCTCAAAGTATCGTTTGGGACCGACTCCCAGCTTGGCGCCAGCCCGACACCTGCGGCTCCCACCACGGCTTACGAGTGCCAGGCTAAATCGGTCCGCGCTACCGTCCAGAGCTCGACGATCGATATCTCGACCCTCTGCTCGACGACCGTCGCAACGCTCGGTACCCGCAAGACCGGATCGCTGGAGCTTGAGGTCTACATCGACAAGACTTCTGGTCCGATTTTTCAGCCCAAGGTCGGGTTTTTGTGCAAGGTCGAGCTGGACCTCGACGGAGCTGGCCTTGTAGCCGCCAATAAGATCATCTACAACGGGCTGGTGACGGACGTCGCCATCGCCGCCACGCCGGGCGAAGTCTCGACCGAAAACGTCACGATCGCCCTCGGAGCCTTCGGCTTCACCACGGTCACCTCGTAACGTGTAGAATCCCTGTATGGGACTCAAAACATTGGACGGGCTGAAGCGAGAGCGACGGCCCGTCCTCGAGGTGGATATCTCGGCCTGGACCGGGACCAACGAAGTCGTTCGCTTTTCGGAGCCTCGCGCCGCGGATATGTTCCCGAATTGGGAGCTCAAAAAGCAACTCAAGATCGCATATCCAGAGATGCCGTACGAGATGATCGATCAGGTCATCTTGCTCGGCAAAACCTATATCCTCGACGACACGGACGAGGAGGTCAATCCGACCAAATCGTTCGCGGACCTGGCGCGGAATCACCGGGATGTTTTCATCCACATAATGACCGAGCACTTCCAGGCGTTCCAGCGCGGCGACACGGATGCAGGAGTGATCGAGGCAAAAAACGACTCGTCGGAGTGATGGGGGAGCTCCTCTATCACTCCGTAGTCCGACTGGGGCGACATCCATCCGAGCTCGATCTGACGCTCTCGGAGACATACGACGTCATCTGGGCGGGCCGTGAGGCCGAGAAGCTTGAGAACCAGCGCTGGGAAGCGCTGATCAAATCATTGGCGGGACGTGTGCTATGACCATCGCTAAACTTATCGTCAAGCTGGCGGCTATTGGTGGCGACCAGGTCAAGGCCGAGCTCAAGGGTACCAAGGCCGAGGTCAAGGACACGGCGACCGCCATGACCGTCCTCAAGGATCAGGTCAACGAGGTCCAGATCGGCGGCAAAGGTCTCGTCGATGTCTACTCCGGTGTCTCCACGACGTTCGCCCGTATGGGCACCACGCTCGGCGCCGCGGCTGGTCTGGCCGGTGGAGCCGCGATAGCCGTCGTTGGATTTGGTGCAGCGCTTGGTGGTCTGACGCTCGAGGCCTACAAATTCGCCTGGCAGAGCCGCGGAGCCGGGATCGAATTCGAGTCCATGCAGAGGAGGCTTGAGGGTCTCACTGGCTCCGCATCTCGCGCCGCGTCCATCCTGGCGCTTGCCAAGCGCGAGGCCGGTCCGTCCATGTTTACGACCCAACAGCTCGAGCAAGCCTCGGTCATGCTGGCGGCGTACGGGCTCAACGTCGAGCGTATCCTCCCGCTGGTGACGCGACTCGGTCAGGCGTTTGGCGCGGACCAGGAGCACATGATGATGTACTCCCGCGCATTCGGCCAGATGGCATCCGGCCGGTTGCCGGAGGCCGAGGTCATGGCGCAGATGGGCATCAGCAAGCGCGACCTCGCGGCCGAGGGCATTAAATTCGACAAGCAGGGCTCCCTGCTCTCCAGTGCCGAGGCGACGATGACGGCTTTCGAGCGGATCATCTACACCAAATTCGATGCGGCTTACAAGGCGTCCACGACCACAACCGAGGCTATGCAAGCGTCGATCACGGACAGTTTCCAATCTATTCAACGTTCGATGGGAATGGCGGTGAATGAGGGGCTGAAGCCATTCATCAGCGTATTTGGCACACTTATGGAAACGGTCGCAAATTCAAATTTCGCAAAATTTTTCGGGGAAGATTTGATCCGTCCGCTGATAGATTTCAGTAGTTCTATTTATGACATAAAGACAGAGATAATTTCACTTTTTGCCGCAATCGCGGCGACTGCAACGATCATGCCTCAGATGTTCGCCAACATGATCGCCGGTTTCAAAGCACTCAAGAATATGAGATCGATACCGGACATGATCGAAGGTTTGAAGACATTCACAAAGCCGTTTTTGATCGAGGAATGGGTCAATCTTGCAAAAACACGTGCGTTCGAGTATGCGGGATCAATGTTGATGCCAACTAATGGGCTTGGTGTAATTGACGAGGCACAAAAGCGCAAACCGTTTTTGCCATCAGGCGGTCCGGCATTGCCCGAGGATTCGAAGACCAAAAAGCACAAAGCGACCGTCGAGCATCATCTCCAGCGCATTAGCAACAACACCAAAAAATCCGCTGACCTGCTCGACCTCCGCAACCAGACGATTGGCGGCGGGCGTCTCGCGGCGCTGGGCATCACCGGCGCGGAGCTGGCGTCCTCGGGAATGCGCGTCAGGACCGAGCTCAACAAGGCACGGCCGGTCAGCGGCGATAGCATGGTGACCCGCGGTATCAAGCAAATGATCCAAAATAACCTAGGCTTCGCGGTCAACGGCGGGCGATCGGTTCCGGTGCGCTGATGTCTAGGCGTGTACGTGTCCTGATCGATGTGCCCGAGCCTCGGCCGGTCAAGGGTCGTCTCGCGGTCGGAGCAGATGGAACGACCTGGGATTACCGTCCCAACATCACGGCGACCAACGTCTGGATAGACCCGTGCACCTCGACCGCCATGCTGGCACCGTTGCCCGTGACGAGCGCCTGGCCTACGACGTTCACAGGCAACTATGCCCGCCACGCATACTCTGATTGGACCGGTACGAGCATCGGCTCGTGGAGCGGTTTCCACGTTGGGTCGAATACATCCGATACCGCGATCAGGCTCAATTCTGCCAATAGCGACGCGATCAATTTGACGACCGCATTGCCTCGCAATTGCCCAATGTGGTTTCGGTATTACCGCAACCAGCCGCAGGACTCGGGCGATGGGATCATCCTTTCGGCCCGTTTCAATTACGGTGCATCAGGCTCGGCACCAGACAATTTCTCCGTCGAGGTGAAATTCCGAGCGAATGGATCGATATCCATTTTCAAGCAAAACAACCTCGAGGCAACCTACGACCGGAGCGGCTCCAATTTCAGTTCCGCTCGAGCCTATACATCGATCTTCAACCCGTCCAAAAAATGGGTCAACGTGATGATCATCCCGTTTCGTACCCGCGAACTGCTTGTCTGGACGGACAATGGCACCTGCTTCTCGCACACGTTCCAAGGATTGGCATATCCAAACGACCCAGCCGCGAATCCAATCCTCCCGGCCGGTACCTTCTCCTTTGTCGTGCCAAGTGGCAAGATGGCTATCCAATCGGCGCGATGCTATTTCGAGCAGAGCGGGTCGATCATCGGTGCCAAAAAAACCCTCCGTTTTGCGCCGAGCTCGACCGAATGGGGTACTCCGACCTACCAGACCTATTACGACCTTTTCGGCCAGGGAGCGACCAATCCGACCATCACGACCAGCGTGGTCAAGGATGGTACCTACGCCGCGTTCGTTGCCAATGGCACGGACAAGGATGTCCGCATCAAGGTCGCGTGGAGCGGTGCAAGTGGAGGCACCAATGCCGGGGTCTATTGCGCGGACGCGTACAGCGACCCGCCAGGCGCGAACACGTACGACGGCACCATCGACATCACCACGGCAATCGAGGCGATGTCGCTATCGGTCGGAGACGACGGACGCACCACGCTCGATATGACGACCCGCGTCAAACGGCTGATCGATCTATCGGTTCCCAAGCTCACGGAGACGGGCGATCGCCCAATCGCGATACAGATCGAGTCGCCAAAGACTGGTGCCCAATGGGTCGACCTGTTCAGAGGGACGCTCAGCCCGCCGGAGCTGGTCTACGAACCTGGCGAATCGCCGTACACCTACGGCACATTGCGGTTCTCAGGCGTTGATCGATATGGCGACCTCGACGTCACCATGTTCCCCGAGTCCGTCCCAAACGACGGGCAAAGCATCTCGTCGTTTTTCGCGCAGACGTTCCCGGTCGCCGGATACTCCGCGGCGACCTACGTGCAGTACAATCACAGCTCGACGTTCGCGATCCCGCAGAGCGCGGACATCAGCCGAGGCGTCTACTCGATGGTGCCAAAGCGCGGCGACTACGTTGGCGGGTACGTCAACTCCTTCCGCGACGAGTACCTTTCGACCTGGTATTTCGGGTGGCGACCGACCAGCGCGACGACTCCGACCGGCGGCTACAAGTACCAGGTCAGCGACCCAGCCAGCGTTGGCACGACGTCCTGCATGACCATCTACCAGTCGTTCGCGGACGCGCAAGCTTGGGGAGGCTACTTGCCGTACGAGGCGCCGCAGAAGACGGTACGCAACCTCCGCAGGTACTACGAGTCGCCCGAGGCCAACAATATCGCGGTCATTGGTTTCGATCCGAAGACCAACACGTTTTTATCCAACTACAGTATCGATACGGCGTCGCAAGACCCGACCACGGCTCCCGCATTGAGACCGGACAACTGGCGCGGCCGGCCTATCCAGTATTTCCTTACCTCGGATAGCCTCGTCTCCCAATCGGCCGTCGATCAGGCCGTATCGACGCTCTACAATCGCATTGGCAAAGGCCGGTATCTGGTCGAGTGGGAGTCGGACCTACTGACGTATTTTTCACCCGCGCCGGTCAAGGCGCTGATGCGCGATCCAGCGACCGTCACGATCACATCGGGCAACAGCACGATCAGCGCGACCAACAACTTCGTGGACGGTGTCCGCGTCGTCCTGGCGGCGACCGTTGGCAACCTGATCGCTGGCACGACGTATTACGTGGTATCCCGCACCAGCACCGGATTCGGCCTCTCGGCGACCTCCGGAGGCGTGGCGATCGTCCCAACGGCAAGCGGTACGACGACTGCCAATGCGCCATGGCTCGAGGGCACCAACACCTACGTGGTTGGCGATACGGTCACGATCGAGCGGAGCGCTGGGGCGTTCGCCAGCGCGACGACGTACTACGTGGTTGGTGCCGGGCCGGGATCGTTCCAACTCTCCGCGACGTCCGGTGGCGCGGCTATCAATCCGACCGTCTACGGGCGCATCTATCTGTTCAACGGCAGTCAGCATACCAACGTGGTTTGGATTGGAGACACGATCACGATCAGCCTGCCGGAGGTTACAGCTGGCGTTGATCCTGGTCCGCTGGGTACATATCAGGTGATCGCCATCCCGCAGATCACCTTCGTCCGCGAATCCACGTCATCGGACGATTTCCACGTCCGCTCCTGCCAGTATCGCGGGCTGTACAAGGCCGTCTAATGGCGACCTACATCGATCGGACTCGGGTATCTACGTTTACAGCCTTGTGTAGTTTCGACGCGCGGCGCTGGGTGTACCCGAGCGATATGACCACGCTCGACAATCTTGGCGAGTATTATCCCCAGCCGATCCAATTTGCGAGCAATCAGCAGACCGGTTCCTGCTCGATCCTTTTCTCAAGCTCGACATCGGGCTTTGGGACCACCAGCTGGACGTATACGATCTACGCCGCGATCACCGTCGCCAATGGCTTCGGTGCGACGACCACCACCAACGTGACGCTGGTAAGCGGGACCGGCACCGCGGCGCAAGCGATGACGGGTATCAGCGTCAACGTCGGAGCTTGTACGGTCCAATGGGACACATCGATCACCAGCTCGACAATCAAGTGGGACATCACGCAGGCTGCGATGGGCGTGGCCGGGACGGCGTATCCCGACACAACCTACACCATGTACGAGCGGGCCGAGACGGGAGCGACGGCACTCGCCAAGATCACAGCCAACGGCACCGCGGTAACCGCAACCGGTACGGTTGGTACGGCCTCGGACCTAAACCACAAGCTCGACGTCAACTGGACATATTACAACAACACGACGACCGCCAAGACATTCACCGTCAGCGGGCAGGCGATGAACAGCCTTGGTATGTCTGGGTCCATCCCGACATACAGCCACACGGGCAACAATCAGACCTGCACGGCGACGCAAAGCACGGTTACCGGGCAAGGGATCGGCGCACCTTACTTCGGCAATTTTTCGTCGGCGACGGTCAACACCTCGGTCACCTACAAGCGCGACGTCACGGTGCGCGGGCGCATCCTTGCGTTCAACCAGTCCTATCCCGACTCCTTGACGTGCCGTATCACAGGCTTCGACGGTGCGACCGGCTATCGGGATGTCACAGCTATCAGCGGTTCCTTCGACGCATCGGACACCTTCAAAAAGTATTCGATCTCGTCGAGTTTCGTCGATCCAGCCTACGGGACTCCATCCACCAACTCGGCCTCGGCGAACACGGTCCCAGCATGGGTCTACGCCGACGTTTCGTCCTCGAGCTTGTCGAGCCTGGGCGACGATACGGCCAATACGACCATGTATCTCCGCGGCTGGCACTTCGCCGGTGCATCCGTCCAGCAGTCCCAGACAAAGGCAATCAGCACCGGCACGACGACCGCGACACGCACGTTTGTCAGCGAGGGCGTTGGGCTCAACTCCTATCGGTATCTAAGGCTCCAGCTCCGCGTCACGGCTGGTACGACGCAGAGCGCGACGATCAGCATCACCACGCAACCATCGAGCGTCGTCAAGACCTGGACGATACCGGTTACCGGTAGCACGTTCGCGTACTACTACATCGACCTGTGCAGCCCGCAAAACAAGACCAGCTCGATCGACGAGACCGACAACCCATATCCGCGGCTCAATCCATCCGATCCAACCAACGCGGGTCAGCTCCTCGATGGCGACTACTGGGGCATCACGCGGGCCACGCAGATCGCGCTCACAGGGACGAGCCTGGAGATGGGCGATATCCATCTAAGCTCGTCGAGCGGCGCGACCGCATGGTGCTCCGGCAACTGGACTCCGACTCGGACCTGGACCGCGGCGCAGAAGACCGGATTCGGCGGCAATACATGGACCACCAACCGTCTATACCAGGGTGATACCGAGGGCAACACGCAGACAGAGGAGGGATGGGCTGTCTGGCAGACCAGCCCGGCCAGCAATACGATCTCGACCATCACGGACTTTGTCAATGCGATCAACGCATCGGACGGGACGGTGGTGCGTCATCAGGGATACACGGCTACCGCCAGCACGACGAACTCAAACCCGACCTACATCAAAAATGGCTATGCCAATAGCGTCGACGGTCACGCGATCTGGCTTGGTGGATTGACCAGGCGTCGAGGTCAAGGCGATAAGCTTTGGATGGGTACGGACCAGTCCGCGGGAGGCGCGGATGTTCAGGTCTACGCCCAGACGATGTACCGCAAGATCAACGGCGATTTCGTGCCGGACGCCTTCGATGCCTTCGAGATCGAGGACGCAGGGTCCCAATACCTCTCGCTCCTGGCGGTGAACTACGCTCGAGGTCGAGCGCACGGGCTCGTTCTCGGGACGGATTACAACCCGTACACGCTCCAGACGGTGACGCTTCAGCTCGATTCGACATCCGCAAGTCGCGGATCTGGTACGAGCAACACCATCGGCGAGTATTTCACCGGCCTCCCGGCTGGTCTCGGCCAGGCGAACCATAATACGATCTGCAACACGCTCAACACGACGCGTCCAGACCCGCTCTACACCAACAAGCAACAGCGGGCAGTGTTCAAGCTTGCGATCGCATCGAGCGGGTTTATGAGCGCCGACCGGAATGTGCTCCTCCAGCACTACTACGCCACCATATCGAGCGGCACGGTGAGCCTCTGGCGGGCGGCGAATCCGCTTGCGTCGTCGTACACGCAGACCGTCACGTCGATTACCGGAGCCGCGGACTTGCATCTAAGATGCCTGCATCCCGATCCACAGCTTGGCATCGTCCTATTCGTGCGTGCCAGCGCTGGCGGTCTCACGCGGTATTACTCGTCTGATGAGGGAGCGACTTGGGTGAGCACAGTCATCAATGCAACAGGCAACCAGCCCGCGTTTGCGGTGGACGACATGGGCATGGAGTATTACATCTGGCGCACCAGCGCTGGCAACATCGAGGGCAAGATACTCGATGCCAACGGTAGCACCATACTCGGTGTCACGACCCTCGTGACAGGTAGCGTCGCGGACGCGTCGATAGACATCTACGAGCGCCTGGACGATATGTACATCATCTACAGCCACACGACCAACGGCATCACGGTAGTGAGATCGACGGATGGTGGCCGCACGTACTCGTAGTTACTGGAGGTGCGGAGATGCCTGACTATTGCGACCAGGATACGCTCGATAAATACCTATCTGCCGAGGAGCAACAACGCCTCGTCCAGGCGCATCGCGATGGCAAGTCCGTTCGAGGCATCTGCCGGGATTACCTCTCCGAGGTGCCATTTGGCACGGCGATGCGCTGGATGCGCTCGCTACTCCTGTACAACAGCGACGACGCCATCCTGCCTCCGCTGGAGCCCGAGATTGCCAGGAGCAACGTCCCGCTAGCCGACCAAATCCCGCGGCTGGAGGGGGATATGCTCATCATGTCCGACCTGCATATCCCATACCACGACGCGGAGCTCATCGAGGATGCGATGGACCGGGCGCGGGCCGCAGGTATCAGTCAATGGCTCGTGGTTGGCGACATGATGGACGGCAACCAATGGAGCAAGCGCGGGCTCAACATGACCTATCAACGCCGCTGGCAGGACGATGCGGACATCGCCAAAGCGATCATCGACCAGCTCGTCGAGCACATCGGCCCAGGCACGGTGCTCATGGGCAACCACGACGCATGGTTTGTCAAGCATTTCAGAGGCCAAGCCGATACGGAATGGCTCCTATCACGCCTTTTTCGGACGGATGAGAACGTGCTCTGGTCGATGTACGAGCAGGCATCGATCAAATCAGGCGATCGGGAGATTCGGGCGACGCACGGAGCGAATTATAGTGGGGCGAATCCGCTCGGGATCGGCCAGCGCCTCGCGGCCAAATGGGAGTGCTCCGTTGTCATGGGGCACCAGCACCACGCGACACACGGTCTCTCGTGGAGCGGTAGGCATCAGGTCGTCTGCATGGGCGGGATGCACGATCCGCGCAAGCTCGCGTACCTCCACGAGGCTCCGCGGACCAATCCTGCTCAGAGTCGATCGTACGTGCTCCTCCGCAATGGTCGAATGGAGCACATTTTTGCCTTTTGAGGGACCAGATGGAAACTAAAAGACCCATTGCAACCAACGCCGCGGCGCAAGCCTTGACCAATGTGGGCGTCGTCGAGGAGGGAGAGAACCGCGGACGTTGGGTCGAGACGTACCAAACCGCGGTCGGTATCCCGCCAGGATCGCCTTGGTGCGCGGCGTTCGTGCGGTTCCGGCTGGAGCGGGCCGCGGCGATGCTCGGAACCCAGATACCGCCTGGGTTCCCGGACTCTGGTTGGACTCCAGACTATAGCAATTGGGCCAAGTCCAACGGCTACTGGGTGCCGGTCGCGACCGCGGAGGCCGGGACCGTCTCGCCGAGGATCGGCGACCTCGCGTGTTTTTACTTTGCCGCGAAACAGCGCATCGCCCATATTGGCATCGTCGTCGAGGAGCCCAAATCATGGGGCGTCGTGACCGTCGAGGGCAACACGGGGCCGGAGATCGGAACTGGCGTCAACCGTGAAGGTGACGGCGTCTACCGCAAGGTCCGCACATGGTCCGAGCTCGGCGTTGGTGGCGGTTTCGTCAGGATCAATTGGTAAGGCATGATCACGGGCGCGATGGTGCGCGGCACATTGCGTCGCCTTCGGTTGGATAAACATCGCCTGCTGACGCAGGACGAGGAGCAATTGCTAGCCCGCGCCTACCATGCCGGGATAGAGCGGCAGGAGTGCCTGGATATGCTCGTGTGGCGCAACTTGGGGCTAGCCAAGCACGTTGCCATGACCTACGCCAGGCCGGAGCACATCGATGATGCGCTTGCCGCGGCGATTCGCGGGCTGATTCGCGCGGTCGAGGGATTCGACCCCGATCGCGGCCTCAAATTCGCCACCTACGCGATGTATTGGTGCCGCCAATGCGCGAGACGTTACGTCTCATCGCATCAGGAGACGATCAGGGTACCCGAGTACATGGTCTACAAGACGCATAGGGTCCGCAGGGCTTGGGCGACACTCTGCCAGGCCAACGGCTCACCGCCAAGCATGGCCGACATGGAGACGTACACGGGCCTCGATGCGGAGACGATCGCCCTCGCAAGACGCACGATGCGTCTGGAGCCCAAGAGCCTCGATGATCCCGAGGATACATCGATCGCGCAAGCGCTCACGGAGTCCGCGGAGGATATCTCCCAGCGCCTCCACGAGCACGACGACCTGCACGAGGCTCTGATGCAATTGGATGGCGATGCGAGGTCCATCCTGATCAGGCACTTTGGCCTGGACGGACGGAGCCCAGAGACACTCCAGACGATCGCCATGACCTACGGAGTCACAAGGCAACGCATCGAGCAACGGGTATCGGCCGCGTGCAAAAAACTGCACAAGATTTTGACCTGATTGGTGCAAACCGGGAGAAATGTAGTACATTAGTGCATCGGGATTACCGATACGGAGAAACAAGATGCAAGCAACCTATACCATCACCGGCAACACCTACTCGGTCAAGCATATTGCCAAGGACGCGGGATTCGTTTGGGACGGCAAAGCGTGGACTGGCGACAAGGCCGCGGCCGAGCGCTGGGACAAGATCACAGGTGGATCATATTCCGGCGCTTATGCCAATGCTGTTCGCAAAGCCAACGCTAGTGTCGTGATGATGCGCGAGTGGTCGATCAATGACTTGATGGCTCCCGCCAACAGCGACTATTGATTGGATTGGAACCAAGGAGAAACAAGATGCAAACGACAAACTGGGCCATATCGGCCGCGAACCAAGGCGCGGACAAGCTCCGCGAACTGATCGACGACGCGATCCACGCGATCGTGCACGGGTATCGGGACGACGAGCTCTGGTATCGGCTGATCTGCGTGATCTCCAGCCCCGAGATCGCGCCGGTCGATGTCTACTCGCTGATGGAGGCGTACATCGTCGATGGACGCCACGCGATCAAGCCGACGCTCGAGCGCATCCGCGCCAAAGCCTGACAAAGAGATGGCCCGGCTGGACAACCAGCCGGGCCTTTTAGGAGAAATATGATGCAACGCAATCGTATCACGCGGAAGCCGGTCGGCGAGAGGCCGATCGATGTCATCTCGATGATCCTGCTCGGGATTGCCGTTGGTTTGTGGGCATTGCAGGGATTCGACGAGCGGCGCGAACTCGAGGCCAAGCAACGCGCCGCGATCATCCGCGCGGAGGGAGGTATGACGCGATGACCGAATTCGACGATCTCATGGAGGATTACCGATTGCAGGAGGACCAGGAACGGCATTGGGAGGCCGGTGCCGTCAAGCCTGCGATCAAGCGCCAATATGGCGGCTGGGTGCGTCCTACGCTCAACGCGATGGCGATCGAGCTCCGCCAGGACGGAAACCGGCTCTGGAAAGTCATCCACATCGAAAACCCTGAGGAGTGCGTCGTCGAGCGCGACGGTCGCCAGATCGCCATCCATGTCAACGACGAAACGGACGAGTGGTGGCATCTCGGTCGCAACAGCAAGCCGAATGCGATGTTCGTCCTCGGCCCGTTCCGCGCGGACACGCTGTTCGCGTTCGCGGACATCACGACCGAGACCTGGCATTACGCCAACGCCGATCCCTCGCATTACCGCGACCTCGACCATTACGCCTCATGGAGGTATACGCAATGACCATCGTCGTCGTGCTGGCGCTCGTCCTGGGCGCCAGCATGGTCTTGCTGTTTGCTTGGTTGATCGACGTCGTCTGCCGGTACCAGGACCGGATCGATCGCGACACGGAGGGGATACTATGACTGCTTGGATACGGCTGCACAACGCTACGAGCGCTACAAGCGATGCGCTCCTCCGCCTGATTGGACGGACGAGGATGAGGCGGAATTCCATGCCATTTGGCAACGAGAGATCGCAAGGGAATTCGCCCGAGCCCGAGATCGGGCCACGGATGCCAGACGCCGTCGAGCTGGTGCTCGAGACCGTGACGCTGGGGGACATGGCACAGCTTCCGACGGATGTGTCGAGCAGGGCGATGGTGGCGTTCCTGAGGCTGATTCGCAACCCCTACGCCTTGACCTCGGAGGCTGATGCTCGTTTCATCCTGTTCGCTGTCAGGCTTGCGGAACAGGACGTCGATGCCGTAGATTGACGTCGCCTGTCACCTGAGGCAACGACAACGCCCCAGCGAGGCCTATGCTGGGGCGTTGTTGCGTTATGATGCCGTCATGGGTACCGAGACCGAGTCATCCATCCAGCAATCGATCGTGTCGATCCTCGGGATGTTTGGATACACCGTGATCGAGATCGGCCGCACCAGGCGCATGGTGCCGTGCAAGCGATGCGGAATGCACACTCCCGCGATCGGATGGCAAGGCAATACGCCAGGCGCACCGGATGTGATGGTGACCTCCCAGCGCTGGGGGACGCTATGGCTCGGTATCGAGGTCAAGCGTCCAGGAGGCCGGGTCCGTCCAGCTCAAAAAGCGCTGCTCGACGAGGGCTCCATAACCATCGTCCGTAGTGTCAGGGATGCCATAAGTGCCATCATCGAGACGGAGCATCGCTTCGGGACGGATACAGCCCATTTGCGACGGGTCAGAGACCAGCTCGAGGATAATAGGGAACGGTCTACCGCCACCGGATAGCTCGGCGGCGATCTCGCTCGATATGCGGACGATGGCATCCGCGATGTCGTTTGTGGACATCCTGCGGACCATCGTCGAGCGGCGTCTCATTGGTCGCGGTTGCGATCCAGATGGATGCGATACAGCGCGATCGCCTCGGCGATGATCTGCGTCTTGCTCTTGCCCGTATCCGAGCGCAGACGGTCGAGCTCGATGCGCTCGGACAGGCTAAGCCTGATCGATGTCACGGGATTGTTCTCTCCTCGTTCCAGGTCTCCCCGGTGCAATGGTGCGGTGTTGTCTTGCATAATGTAGTACACTATACCAGCCAGCGAGGCTGGCAAGGAGACAATATGAGCGAACTGGTTGCGATGGCGTCCGTTGCGGACGTGATGACGATGGCCGACGTGGTCGTCAAGAGCGGGCTATTCCCGATGTTCAAGACGCGCGAGAGTGCGGCGGCGATGATGCTCCTGTGCAGGAGCAAGAGGCTCGATCCCATGACCGCGATCGAGCGATATCACGTTGTCCAGGGACGCCCGGTGATGCGGGCCGACGCGATGCTCGGCGAATTTGTTCGCATGGGTGGCAAAGTCGAATGGGTACAGCGCGACGACAAGGCCGCGGAGGCGACGTTTAGCCATCCGCAGGGAGGCTCGGTCACGGTCCGTTGGACGATCGAGCAAGCCCGCGCGGCCAAACTTACGGGCAAGGATGTCTGGGCGCAGTACCCGCGCCAGATGCTCCATGCGCGGTGCGTGAGCGAGGGCGTCCGCTCCGTTTTGCCCGGTGCCACCAACGGGCTCTATACGCCCGAGGAAGCGGCCAACATGGAGCCGATACCCCAAAGCGCACCTATCGCCCGTGTACGGGCCGTAGAAGTGCCTCAAAATGCCATTCCTGCGATAGAGCCTCCGCGCCCGCATCACGACGAGGAACGCGAATCGGATGCCAAGGTGCGCGAGAGGGCTCTGCGGATCGCGATGCAGGACTTCGCAAGCGCCGCGCAGGATCACGGGATCGCGGTCGCCGGACCCTCCGGCAAGCCGTCCAAATCGCGTATGCTCGACGCGGCGAAAACGCTCCTTGCGCTGGATGATCAGAGCTTCGACGGCAACGATCCCGCCAGCTGGTACCGCGCGATCGATGTGATGCAGGACGAGGGCGCGGCTTGCTCGGACACGGACGAGGAACCAGAGGCCGACACGGAGGAGATCTCCGATCCGTTCGCCTAACAAGCAATTGGGCCCAGGCAATCGCCTGGGCCCAATCGGAAAGGAAAACCTATTTGAACGAACCGGAAACAACCCAGTATACGACCCTATGAGCATCCAAGCAATGAATTGGGCACGCAAGATCGTCACCGGCTCCGCGTCCCGCAAGACCGTGCTGATGGCGCTTGCCAACTACGCGGGCGAATCGGGCGAGGCCTACCCGTCGATCGAGACCATCTGCCGGGACACGGAGCTCAACCGCAAGACGGTCATGGTCGTCCTGGCGAACCTTGCCAGCGCTGGGCTGATCGAGGACACGGGACGTCGTGTCGGGACGACCAACAGCGTCCGTGTTTGGGCTCTATCGATGGACATCGAAGCGGTACCGAAATTGGAGCAGTCCCAAAATCGGAGCAGTCCCGATTTTGTCATCGAAGCAGTACCGATTTTGGACAAGAAGCAGTACCAAAATCGGTACCTAGAACCATCAGGGGAACAGGGTATTGGAACAAGTGTATTAGATACCCTTGGTAGTAGATATAGACCACGCGCGCGAGGCGCGGAAACAGGTCGTCAGGAATCGGCACCGGAGCGCCGTGCCCGCGAAGCGCGGGAGGCCGCGGAGGATTATTTCGGAGCCGCGGATCGCGAGGAGGAGCGACGAATCAGGGCGCTCAACAATCAACGGAGGATGATGCAATGACGAACGACGAAGCGATTTGGATCAGGCACGGTTTTATCGAGTATCGGACCCTGCTCGTGTCCGAGATGGCACGGCATCCAGGCGCACCGCTCGACGACCTCGACATGGACTCGATCGACGCGATCATGGGGCGCATCAAGCGCCACGGGTACACGGGGCTTCGCATCGCGCATTACGAGGTCGGATACAAGCCCGGCGATCGCATCTACTGGATCAACGGGGCGCAAAACCTCCTTCGATGGATCAGGGACCAGAGGTTCCGACCCAAGTATCACGAGGTCCAGCTGGAGGCCGAGCGTCTCGGCATGATCGCTCCTGCGGTCGATCTCACGGGCGAGACGGCCCAGCAACGCCGAGTCGTCGAGGCTCCGCGCGACTACAAGGAGCTGGCCGCGAAAGCGTCCGACGGCCTGCTTGGGATGCCGGAGGCTCCAATGCCGGAGGATATCCCGTCCTGGCTATCCCGTTTCCCGGCAACCGGCGACGCCGGTTACGACGCGGTGATGATGAATTGCCTGCTCCATTGCACGGAGGGCAAGGCACACGCCACCATCGATCAGATGCTCCGCGACAACGAGGCCAAGGCAAGGCGATCGGATGACCGCGCCAAAGCCGCGGCTCGGCGAGAAACCATCAAGATCGAGAGCAAGAGCAGCAGCTCGGCCGCGGCGCGGATGCTTGCCATCTACCGCAAGGAATACTCCAAGTGACGCGCAAGACAAAGATCAAACAACTTGGAGCACAGTATAAAAAATGCCATTACTGCGGAGTGCCCGTCACAATGCAGCATTCCGTTGGCGACCATTGGCCGATTGCAAAGAGGCACGGCGGTACCAAAACCGTCCCATGTTGCACCACTTGCCATACCTTCAAGGACAGATTATCTCTCGAAAAATGGCCGGTCGAATGGTTTGAATTGTTGACATCGGAATGGGAATCGCTATCCACCCAAATGAAGCTGTTCATTGGGAAACTATATGATTGCGCTATTGATATTTTGAATGATGATGTCAATGACAACGCGATCGAAGCATTCCGAAAAGGCGCAAAGATTAGATCGATCGAATGGCCTGAAGATTGGTCAATCAGAAGAGTGGCAATGGAAGATGCATTCGCGATCGAATTCGATGCACCAGAAGACATACAAGAGCAATTTGCGGACGACAAATGCTTGGATAATTTGATCGTTAAAGCCCTTTTGAACGACGCAATGGTCAAGGTGGACGAGCAAAAATGACGGGCAAGCAGGCATACGACGAGCTGGCGTACGGCACCGCGGTGCGTGTCAAGTACTGGACTCCCGGCAATCGCATCTGGATGCAATGGCATGACGACATTGGCGAGCACGTGGTCATGGGCGATGGCACCGACCTGTTCCGCGAGGACGTCAATTGCGGAGGAGCGCTCTGGATACTCGATGCGCTCTTGTCCAGGGACGATATCTGGGAGGCGTATAAAGAGCAAACGCCTGCAATCGCATGAGCAAACCAAGATCGGTTTCGGAGTGGATAACGCGTCGATGCAAGATTTGCAACGTCGAGCAACCGCGCTCGGCCTATGAATGGGTCAAAAAGACCGCGATCACAGGCGTCAGTACGATCAGGACCTGCCACGATTGCAAACGGCGCATGGATCGTTACCGCAAGCACAAGGATTACTACAGCGTCAAAGGCAAACGTGCTGAAATACTTGAGCGCAACAAGCGGTACCAGCAATACTCCAAATACGATGCCGAGCGACTGGAGCGCTATCGCGATTACTCGGCTCGATGGGTCTGGGCTAATCGACGAGCGAACGATCTGCTCGAGCTCGACGTCAAAGCGCTGGTGTGCGTCAGGCCAGCAACCGAGGCTCCGATCCACAACGAGCGACGAGATGAGCGGTACGGTATGGATATCGGCATTCGATTCGTCGGCCAGCAAATACCGCACGGCTGGCGACCGATAATGTGGGTCGAAAGCGGTATGGTCGAGCAGCATAAACTATGCCCGCCGGAGTGGGCATGGTTCGTCCGATTCGTCGAGCGACGGGCCCAAAAACGGATACAGGAGGCACACAATGGCAAGGCCAAGCAAACGCTCAAAGGAGCGTGACGAGCGTCTGGCGTTCGCTCTGGCGGGAGGCAACACGCGCCGAGCATCGTGCATCTACGCCGGTATCAGCGAGTCCACGCTTGCGGACTGGATCGAGAGATATCCCGATTTTCGGGAACTCGTAGAAAAAGCGGAAGCCGACGCCGAGATGCGCATGGTGTCCATTATCCAGAGCACGGCGCAGACGACCTGGACGGCCGCGGCGTGGTGGCTGGAACGCAAGCGCAAGGTGGACTGGGCCCAGCGGACGGAGACAACCGGCGATGCCGGTGGCGCGGTCCGCGTTATCGTCGAGTACGCCCAGGACGCGCCCGAGCTCGATGCCTGACATCAAGCTGGTCCTGCCACGGCCTCACGACGCACAGCAACGCATCCTAGACGAGGCCAAGCGTTACAACGTGGTCGCCTGCGGCCGTAGGTTTGGCAAGACCGTGCTTGGTGGCAACCTGGTCGCGGAACCTACTCTGCGTCACGGCAAATCGGTCGGCTGGTTCGCTCCGACCTACCGTCTGCTCGAGGAGGCGTATTACGACCATCGCCGCATCTACGCTCCGGTCACGGTGCGATCCGTGCACTCCAGGCGCATCGAGCTGATCAACGGCTCCGCGATCGACTATTGGACGCTGGACGACCCAAGCACGGTCGCCCGCGGTCGCAGGTACCAGCGGGTCATCATCGACGAGGCCGCGATGGCAAGGCACCTCGAAAAGGCGTGGACCGAGGCGATTCGGCCAACGCTCACGGACTGGCTCGGCGATGCCTACTTCCTATCGACGCCAAAAGGGCGCAACTACTTCGCGACGCTGTTTGCCAGGCACAAGGAGGAGGCCGACTGGATGGCATGGCAGATGCCGACGACCGCCAACCCGTGGATAGACCCGAGCGAGGTCGAGGCCGCGCGGCTCTCGATGCCAAGCATCGCGTACCGCCAGGAATACCTTGCCGAGTTCGTCGATCTCGCCGGGGCGCGGATTCGCCGGGAGTGGCTACGGCACGGCGAAGCACCAGATGGTCTATCGTGCACGATCGGAGTGGACCTGGCGATCTCGACCAAGTCCGAGGCCGACTGGACCGCGGCGGTCGTGATGTCCCGCGGAGAGGACGGCACCATCTACGTCCGCGACGCCGCGAGGATTCGCGCTCCGTTCGACGGTGTCTTGCGTTTCATCCGCGACATGGCGGCGAAGTGGTCGCCAACGCTGATCGGCATCGAGCAGGTCCAGTATCAGGCCGCGGTCGTCCAGGAGCTTCTGCGTACAACGCGACTACCGGTCCGCGGTCTCCGTCCCGACAAGGACAAGGTCACGCGGTTTCTTCCGCTCGAGGCGCGGTACGAGCAGGGCATGGTCGTGCATTCGGCGAGGCTCCCGGCGTGGTACGAGGAGGAGATGTTGACATTCCCGGTTGGCGATCACGACGACGTCGTCGATGCGACGGCATACGCGTTTGCGCTCACATCGATGCGCCGAGCGCTGGCGGCGGTATGAGGGCTTGCAAGGTCTGCGGTCAACGCCCGGCGGATCACCGCTCGATCTGGTGCATGGACTGCTACCGGGCCCACAAGGCCGGGAAACAGGCCGAGATCGCGATGGACGACGACGCCCGCACCAGACCTGCCGCGGTTGCGGGATCGATCTCTACCGCGTGGTGGACTGGGTGGCCGAGGCCAAGCGATGCAACCGCAAATGGTTTTGCTCGGCTGGTTGCTTCGATGCCTGGCACGATCGCACTTTTTGATGGATGTTTGGTACAATGCATCGACGGACGAGTTCACCGTCGCTTGTGTGCTTCACCAGGAGGGCCTCGGCAATAGCCGAGGCTCTTTGGTTTGTGGGATACTCAAGGCATGGGCATCATCGATCGCCTCCTAGGGCGCAAGGCCGCGGCTAATCCGACCGCATCGCTACCGTTGCCGCTCGGTCAGTCCCGTGATCTCTACTTGACGGGATACGGCTCGGGCCAGCTTGTCTCGATGCTTCGCCGGTCGCTCCCAAACAGCAACCGCGACTGGGCAAAGGTCGCCGGTGATCTCGGTCTCAACAGCGTCGTTGCAACCGCCATTGATTGGTATGTCCGCAACTGGCCGCAGGCCGTCCCGCGTGTCATGCGATCCGTCGATGCCCACCAAAGCGAGCCTGTCGAGGATCACCCGATCCTCGCGCTCATCAAGTCGCCGGGCGACAGCCTCACCGGCTCCGTCTTCTGGGGCCTTGTCGTCCAGGACTACAAGCTGTTTGGCAATGCCTACGTTCGCAAAATCCGAGGATCACGGACTGGTCAACCCGTAGCGCTGCAATACCTCCCGCAGGACATGGTCCGGCCGGTCGGCAATGGCACCAATCCATTGACGCACTACGTCTACACGACGGATGGACGCACGTTCGACGTCGCGATCGAGGACATCATCCACATCCGGTACGGTCGCGAACCTACCGATTTTCGCCTTGGTCGAGCACCGGTCCAATCGGTGCTCCGTGAGATTGCCTCCGACAACGTCGCCAGCTCCGCGGCGTACGGTCTCCTCTCCAACGGCGCGATGCCGAGCCTCATTGTCGGGCCCGACGCCAAAAGCGACGTGGTCGATATGTCCATCGACGACCTGCGCCAGGTCAAGCGCCAGCTCCATGACGACCTCACGGGCGACAACGCCGGAGGCATCGTCGTCATGTCCGGCCCATACAAGATGGACAAGGTGTCGTTGACGCCATCCGAGCTGGCCTTGGACTCAGTGCGGCGCGTCCCCGAGGAGCGTATCTGCTCCACGCTCGGCCTCAATCCCATGGTGCTCGGCCTCGGCTCTGGCCTCGATCGCTCGACCTACAGCAACTACGAGCGGGCGCAACAGGCAGCATGGGAGGACGGGATGATTCCGCTCCTCCGCGCGATCGCAGATAGCCTCACGCTCTCGCTCCTTCCCGACTTCCTCGAAACGCAGGAGGGAGACATCGTCGAATTCGACGTCTCCGGAGTCCGAGCGCTGGCAGACGACCTACAAGCGGAGTCCGAGCGGGCCGAGCGGCTCTACAAGGCTGGCATCGCGGATCGAGCGGAGGCCAAGCGCATCGCCGGGCTGCAAGCCGCGCCGGAAGACGAAGGATTGATCCATCCGTCCGCGGCGACAAGTAGCACGAGCCTCGATGTGCCGGACGCCGCCAACGCGGCCGGTATCCTCATCCGCTCTGGGTACGAGCCGGGATCGGTTACCCAGTACCTTGGACTCCCGGTCCAACATACCGGCGCGGCTCCAGTGACGCTCCGCGAGGAGGCCAAGGCG